TACGACATCAAATGCACAGACGTAGCCAAGTTAAAGCAGGCTATATCTATTGTTGATAAGTCTATGCATAGCTTACCATTCAAAGAAATAGCAGAGCGTGTCAAAGCTATTGCGCCTGTCGTTACGCTGGGTGCATCATTCGATCCTGATATGTTGCATGGTAAATGCATTGCGATAGCTGAAGAACTACAACAGTATCCGGCTGACATCATCATCTACAGCATCGATGCGGTGAAGAAGAAAGCTAAGTTCTTCCCATCCTTTGCCGAGTTCGCCGAGGTGTGTGAACCTATGGTTCATCCGCGTAGATCTTTGTTAAACAAACTGCATAAATGCATTGCTTTGTGTCAGTAGTAGTGCAATAGTGCAGTATAAATAAAGAGTTTAAGCTGAAAGTGCAACGCCGTTAGGTGATTGTAATTGCAGCTAGGTCAGCGGATAGAGGATTAATATGGATACGTCCATACCTCCGCTGGCTGCATTTATATTGGTGTGTGAGTAAGTCTGAAGAAGAACAAAAGCACATCATAGGTAGCGGGCAATGGTTGCGATTGGAGCGATAGTTCCCCGCTACCGACAATTTTAAGGAGTGATTATGAATAGACGAGGCTTTATCGGAGGCTCAGACCTCTACAGTATTTTGCGTGGTGATTGGTATGATCTTTGGCTTGTGAAGACAGGTCAGAAAGAAGCAGACAATCTTGACCACATCTTTAAAGTGCAGCTTGGTACATACACAGAGCAGTTTAATCTTGATTGGCTGTCCAAAGATACTGGCTTGGCTATGCCTCTCGCATCTGAAGACATGGAATCCGTCATCAATATTCTTGGTGGTGTACCATTCAAAGGGCAGGCTGATGCTATTGCTGAGGATGAACAAGGCGTTCAATACCTTGTAGAATGCAAGCACACATCTAGTAACCGCAGCATGAACGATATGCTTGAGGCTTACATGCCGCAGGTACAGCTATATATGAAGCTGTTTAATCTTAAGAAAGCATATCTCTCTGTAATCTTTGGTAACACACATGACTATTGTGTAGTTGATTACAACGAAGAATACATCAGTGCTGTGGTAGAGCGCGTTAAAGATTTTTGGCAGCATGTTGAGCAGCTTACTGAGCCGCCACAAGATCCAGCGCAGTACAAGATTGACTGGTCTGCTATCGACATCAACGGCTTGAAGCTGCGTGACGCTAGCAAAGACAATCACTTTACATCATTAGCCTCTGACTTTGTTGAGACACAAGGCCAAGCCAAGCAGCACGAGGCTGTGAAGAAAGAACTCAAGTCACTAATCGCAGCCGATGAGCGCGAAGTCTTTTGTGACCTACTTACTATCAAGCGTGACAAGCGTGGTGCTTGCCGCATTACCATGAACTAAGGAGCAAATCATGGACAAACAAACCCCAATGCCAAAGACTATGGACGAAGCAATGCTTGCCTATCAAAGACTAGCTGTAGTTGCTACCCAAGATAAAAAGAACCCCCACTTCAAAAACAGCTATGCATCTCTTGAAGCAGCTATTGATGCTGCTAGAGAAGCTAATCAGTTCGGCATATACTTTGAGCAGCCGCTAGACATGATTGTACTTGAAGGTACGATTGTGCAGATCGTGCGTACTCAGATCAGACATCAACCATCTGGTGAAATGCGCCAAAGCATTTGCCCTATTCGTACTAAAGATCCATCTGACCCACAGAAAATGGGCAGCGGCATCACCTATGCCAAACGCTATTCATTGCTGGCTGCATTCGGTCTGCCAACCGATGACGATGCCAATGACGCAGCCAAAGGCCCTACTAAACCTGACACGAATATTGTCAAAGTAACTCCATCTTCTTCCAATATTGAAAAGGTAAAATTCTAATGGCATACGAGATCAAACCAAACAAAGGCAGCGTGTTTCCTATCGATGATCGATCAGGTGACATGATCCTATCCGGCAAGCTTAACATCGAAAGCTTTACCAAGAAAGATGATGGCTATGTAAACAAAGCTGTCGTTGTTAAAGAACCTAACGGCAACTTAGCTGTGTATGTGCAAGCAGGCATCATGTTTGCTGAAGCTGAAGATAGTGGCAAAGACTATGCTTACTCTGGCCCTCTTGGTGAAGGCAAGAAAGTGTTTGCCTATCGCAACGAGACAAGTGATGGCAAACAGTATCTTGGGTTAAGCGTTGCCGAACAAGACCCAAGCTACGCAGCCGCACCTGCGCCTGTTCAAGCTGCACCTGTTGCTGATGTAGTCTCATTACCTAACGGAGAACAAGTGGTTAAAGATGATATTCCGTTTTAGTAAAAGATAAAGCTAGAAATCTCCACCACTTTAGTGACGGATAGAGCAGGGATATGTCAGCCGTATCCCTGTTTTTTATTGGAGGACATTATGAAACTAAGTAACCTGCTTACATTACTTCTTATATGTTGGATTGCATTCACATTAGGGTTTATTGCTTCATTTATATTAAATTAATCGCTCTAGAATACGCCAGGACAGGCTTTAAGATATGCCTGTGTATGATCCTACCCCCCAAATGGAGGCAATAATGGCAGTTCCTACAATGCAAGAAATTAAAGATGCACTTAGATTAGTGAGTGATAGTCCATCATATAAATCAAAGATCAGTCGTGACAGAGCTAAAGAACAAGGATTAAAAACATTCTTTACTGGCAGCACTTGTATTCATGGCCATGTTGCAGATCGTTTAGTTTCAAATGGTAACTGTGTAGAATGTTTTTATGTTGATAAAAGGATAGAGTAATCATGCCAAAGATATCTAAAAGGCGGCAAGCAATTCTGGATTCTTATGGTATCAAACCAAAAGGTAGACCACCAAAGCCTAAATCTGTAGAACTTCACGCTCACTTACCCAAGAACTCTCCTATCAGAATACAGCGTGAACTAAAAGAAATGGGTATTGAACCAGTTGAAAAAACTAAAATTGCTAAACAAACCAGACTTAACAACATTGCATTGCGTACCAAAAAATCAAAAGACAAAAAGTGGCTACGATACTCACCAACTCCAAATGAAGTTGTAAACAAAATTCATTTAGATGGGTTGTTGTCTGCTAGTAGTGCAAAAAAAGGAACAGTAGATAAACCATCAATAGCTGGCGAATCATCTGCACCATTTTATAATTACATAGATAACTTTATTGAAGAACAACATCATGACAAGGCATCAGCCTATGACCCAAGATTTATAGACCTTATAGAAATACAAGAGTCAGGCAAAATGATATGGCATGGCGATACCTGTGCAATATGTACCATGCCGCCATCAACCATTGGCGAAGTTATGCTTGCTCAATATGGTGAAGCAAACTTTGTCTGCACAGATTGCGGTAAATTAGTTAAAACAAAAGGTTTAGGTATGCGCGGCTGGATATTTGCACAAGTGCAAAACTTTAAACGTAACAAAATTAAACAACTACAAAGGTATCACATACCTATTGATGAAGAGGAATATGCATAATGACTAGAGGTAAAGTTCTTAATGATGCCATCACTGCTACCAAAGAAAGAGAAGGTGAGTTTGGTTCGCCTCAAGACAACTTAGGATTGGTGGCTGACCTTTGGGAACAATACATTAATAACATCGAACCTCATCCAACTTATCTTCACAAAGAAATAACTGCAAAAGATGTTGGAGTTATGATGATACTATTTAAAGTAGCAAGAATTGCATCAACGCAATCTGGCAAACACATCAAACCACATCACGATACATTAGTAGATATAGCCGGATATGCTGCAATTACATCAGAATTAGAGCATTAGAACGCTCTAGGATGCGTCAGGACAGGCGTTGGCAACCTTCCGTGTATGATCCTACCCCCTAAATTACGGCTCTCATGCGCTCTATAAGCCTGCCGCTGCGGTTAGGAAGCTGCCTTGCCCACCTGCTATCAGCCATAGCATCGGCTGCTTGATCCCATAACCTGTCATTAATAGCAGCTTGCATGTTCTTAAATTTAGACAGAGTTGGCAACCCTAGATTGAATAACATGTTGCATATAATTAATTTTACTTCTTCTGGCAAGTTATCGAACTGTGGATACAGTCTTTGAGATTCAGCAATGACTGTTCCAACGTCACGATCAAAGCACTCTGTAACTCTATCTGCTGAGACAGGCGTTCCGACTGGTTGGTTATACTCTGGTTCATCTGGTAAGACCAAGTGACCAATCCCAAAAGTAAGCCGATCAGCACTACACTTATATGTGACATGCTTAATACCCTCGTCAATTTCTAACTCTTTACGCAACTGATCTATGTCCATTACTTTTTCCTAAATTTATCTATGCCTTTAATTCCTAATGCCGAGGTGCATACAAGAAAAACTAGATATGTGTACCACTCAGGCAACTCATTAAGTCTATCAAAGCCAGACTTCACAATCTCTTCCATGCCAGGCACAAAAACCAGCACGACAGGAATCAACACAACTATCGAAACAAGCTCATCACGCCAGCTATTTTGCGTAGACTGAGCCATAATCTTTTCCCATTCCGCTACCGATGTAGCAGAACTCACAAGAACCTTAGCCTTTGCCTCAGCCTCAGCTTTGGCAACAGCACCTTTAGATTTAGATTGCTCTACCTTGTTCTCAAGAAAAGATCCGGCAAGAGATGCAATCGGCCCTATCAAAGCAGTAAACATTAGCTTTCTCCTTTATGTTCGTGACCCATCCAAATCCCAAATACGCCTGTCATAACGCCCATTACAACACTGACGAAAGCTGACTGAGAAGCAGTCGGCGTATCCAATGCCATAAACCATTCAGCACAACGCCAACTCATTGCTGTAGATACCAGCATCATAAAGCGTGGTAATACTTTCCATTTAAGAAACTGTTCTACCGTGATCAATCTGTACCGCCATTGCTACACTAAACATTAAGAAAATAAACAAGCCAACAACAGCAGCTACAAGCAAAAAAACACCTAAAGCTATCTTGATTGATTCTTCCATTTCATTTGCTCTTTTAATCTTCTCTCGCCTCGCAGCCGCTTCAGCCTCCTTCGCTTCCGCGATACGTTTCGCGCGTTCAGCCAAAATGCCAGCCCAAGTACCATGCCCAAACCTCATATCAACCATAGTTGCTACTTCTCGTAACTGTTCAGCAGCCAACTTAGCGTCAATCATTTCTTTAGCTACAGTATCAACACCAAACTGATCGCCCAAACTACTGCCAGACTTCTTGGCTCTTGCTTGCTGCACCTGTTTTTCGCCAGCAAACAGATCATCTATCTGGCTAGCTATCTGCCCTATGTCTTGGCATGTTGAAATATTAGATTTAATAAAATCAACTGAAGCCTTAACAAGACTGATACCTGTGAGAACTTCAGCTACTACCATTAGTCAGGCTTTGGATTATCAGCTTTAATTTTAGCCACATGCTCTTGCCACTTGTCCAAACCATTTTCTGTTATGTACTCAACTTGCGCTTCTATTAAACCGTAAGCTTCTGTTCTAGCTTTAAGCCAGTCTGGTCTTTCGTCAACAGGTTCTGGATCAGATTTAGCCGAGGCTGTGGAAGTAAAACCAACTTTTGCAAAACTTGGTGCAACGCCAGCTTTTGGTGCGTACTGTAATGCCAAATCATCAAGATCAGCCTCCGTCATATCCGATGCCAAAACAATTTCAGCCCAGCTATTGTCGGCGTAACGTAAAGTCGCAATACCATCCTCAACTTTTTCAATGTTATAATTGGTCATGCTACTGCTCCGTGAATTGTTCCTGTGTTATTCATTGTGACTGATGTACCTGTTACGGCTGCTCCGGCTGCGCCACCAGCGTTTCCGGCACTTCCTGTACCGCTGCTATATGAATTTCCGTTTGCCCCACTTGATCCCGCTACGCCAGCAACAGCGTAGGTAGATCCAGCGCCACCAACGCCGCCAGTACCAGCCCCCGTACCGCCAGCACTTCCGTTTGAACCTGATGCGTTTGTCTGATTATAGCCTTGACCAACGCCACCAGCGCCACCTGCTCCCGCTGAAGTAGCTGTTTTTGCTTGACGGTAGATTTCGTATTTGCTGCTACCACGATGAGGGCCTCTGTGATATTCGTTATTTCCAATTCTTACGAAAGATGGCGACCCGCTGGCACTGCCAATATTACTACCCCACATTATAGTGGTGGTTCCACCGCTGATGAGAACATGATAAGAACCAATGTTCCAATAATAGCCGACTGAAGCCGATCCATTAGTCCAGCTTGCGGCTGGCTCTCTGCCTGACCAATCTGCTGTATTATTTACCTCACCAGCACCGCCGTCTCCGCCGT